TTATGCCAAACTGAAATCGGAAAAATCCATTCCGGCTCTGGCAGCACCTCTTTTGTTTGCGTTGTATATGTCTCTGTCGCCAATGTTAACTGACATATCTTTTTCTGCCGTTCTTCTTGTGTTTTCTGCAATATCCGCAAGGTATGGGAACATTTCGGATATAGCCTGCATCATACCTTCGTATGATGCTTGACGGATTCCGTCTGTAATGGAATCTCTATTCGCAACTGTTGGCTTTCCATACATTCCCCCCATAATTTCCGGCCCATTTTCTCCTACAAGAAACGGAGACGAAAAGTTTGGGTGGCCTCCGGTTGCAAAAGTTGGCAGTTTACCCAAATCAATAGTAAAACCGCCTACTTTTCCAACTAACGGAATGTCAACTTCTGGAATTTCAAATTTTAGAATACTGTTTAGCCACTCAGCAAACCCGTTCCAAATGCTCTTAACTCCTTCTATCGCACTGTCGAACGAAGATCCTAACCCTTCTTTAATTCCATCCCAAGTCCAGTTTTTCTCGCTAAACCAAGGCTTAACATCGTTCTCAAACCACTTTCCCATAGCAGAATTATTCCACCATGTTGTTAATTGTCCCCATTTAGTTTCTAAACTCGATTTTACAGGTTCGTATATTTTCTCCCATTTATCTGACAAAAAATGTGGATTTACATGGTCTTTTATCCATTCTGAAAAATCAGCGTTTTTCCACCATGTTTTAAGTTCCCCCCACTTGTCCTCAAACTTTTTCTTGACATTACTGTAGATTTCAGACCATTTTTCTTTTGTAAACCAAGGCTTGACATAATTGTCTATCCATTCTGAAAAATTTGTATTTTTCCACCATGCTCTTAACTCTTCCCACTTATCTACAAGACCTTTCTTTACGGAATCATATGTCTCTTTCCATTTCTCTACGGTAAACCAAGGCTTTACATCATCGTCAATCCATTTTTTGACTCCAGACTGTTGCCACCATCCAACAAGTTCATTCCATTTTTCTTCAAGAGATTTCTTTATCGAATCATATAGTTCTGACCATTTTTCTTTTGTAAACCATGGTTTTACACTTTCATTCCACCACTTCGAGACTGCATTATTATTCCACCATTCAACCAACTCATTCCATTTTTTCTCTAGTGCTTTTTTTATTTCATCTACCAAGGTTCTGAAAGACTCTACAACGTTTTCTACAAATGCCATGACTCCATTTATCAAACCTTGCATCAAAAAACCGCCTTGTTCTTCCATGACGGTTGATGGGGAATGTATCCCGAAAAATTCTTTAAATGTATCTAGTATGTCGTTCCATACTTGCGACCAATCGGTATTAAATATAGCTTCAACAAGACCTTGTATAAGTCCAGCAATAAAGTAAAAACCAATTTCTGCAAATTTTACAGGAAGCATTAATGCATCAAGATAGTCTATGCTTGTCAAAAACTCTATAATAATTTCCCAAACTTGAGACCAATCAATATTCTTGATACAAGAAGAAATAGCTTCAAATAATCCATTCATCAAGTCTGATGCGCCTTTCGCCAATCTTGATCCATCAATATTGCTTAAAAAATTATTTATACTTTCCGCTAGTGTTTCTCCTACTGAAGTCCAATCAACCTTTTTAAATTCGTCCGCAAAAAGATATATTACTGCTGTAGCAAATCCAATCATTTTTATATGTTCTGGCAACATGTTGATTAAAGAACCGCCAAACGCTGTCAAAATAACAGAAGAAACATCTTCCCAATTCGCTTCTTCAAAAAAACCTTTTAAAAGGCTCATGATTGCATCTACAACATCTTTGAAACTTATCTGCGAAATAATTCCTTTTAAGAAATCCACCGCTGATTGAAAAACTGTGCCAAGTGTTCTTCCTAATTCAGTAAAGTCGATGTCTTCTAATGTTTTCTTTATTGACTGCCCAATTTCTGTTCCAAGCCCTCCCCAATCAATACTGCTAAATGCCTCATAAATAATAGAAGCAATCCCATTTACAAGTCCTGATATGCTGGAAGAAATTGTGTTTAAATCTATTTTTGAGAACAGCCCATTTATGGCATTCCCAAGTGAAACTCCAATCTCCTGCCATCCAGTAAGACCTGCATCACTCTTCTTTGCCATGTCTGACAAGAACCCATCAAGAATCCTCCAAGCCGCCATGAACCCGTTGCCCAGAGCGTTACCCAATTCTCCCCACGGAATTTCTGTCACCAGACCGCGCAGCGCATTCGAAAGATTTGTTCCGATTCCCTCAAAGTCGATTCCGCCAGATATATCCGTAAGCTGATTAAATGCCCTGACAATATCGGTAATTCCTGCGCCGATTATCTGTCCGACTCTCCCAAAATCAAGTTCTAACAGCTTATTAAATGCCGTAGAGATAGAATCCGTAAAGGCCGTTATCTTATCGCCCATATCCTGACCTGCGGTACTGTCCCACTTTAAGCCATCGTAAAGTCTGTCTAGTCCGAGGTTTATCTTATCGACAATCCAGTCAAGGTTATCGCTGAATGTATTCAGAGCGAAGGTAAACCTTTCTAGTACGCCCTTAAATCCTTCTGTAAGGACAGATGATATCTTTACAAAGTCAATCCTTTCAAAGATTCCTGCAAGAGTTTCTCCGATAGCTATTCCAGCCTCTGCCCATCCGGTAAGAAGAGTTTCCGGGTTGATGCGCCACATATCCTCAATGAACCCGTAAGCAATACGCCATGCAATCATCAAATAGTTTCCGATTGCATTTCCCAACTCTTGCCAGTTCACCTCTTCTATCATGCCTCTTAAACCCGTAGACAGCTTTTCTCCCAGCAGTTCAAGGTTTATTCCATCGTCGCCAAACAGGGCGTTAAATGCTTTTACAATGAGGTTTATTCCTGCGCCAATCGTTTTCCCGAGTAAATCCCAGTCAAGCCATTTTACAAACGAATTGAATACTTTCGCAAAGTTCTTAAGGGCTTTTTCTACTTTCGGAGTAATTGCCTTAATTGCGTCATAGATTTTCTGCAATCCGGCATTTACAAGTTCTGCAAGTGTTTTTCCTAATCCCTCCCAATCCTGCGCCAGAATTGCATCTCTTATTGCTTGTGCCCATTTACTTATTGGTGTTGTGTCTATCTCTTCAAATTCGTCAAGTTCAAAATCGCCGATATCAAAATCGCCAATTCCCAAATCATCTTCCAATTTGGTTTCTTCCGAAAGAATATTTAATTCATCAATCGGAAGCAGAAGGTTTTTCTTTATTTTCTTTCCTGCGTCCTCCGCCTCATCTCCTACATCTTCCAGACTTCCAGCTAAATCATCAACGACACCGCCCTGAGAACCTTCTACTTTCCCGAACAGGGTATACATAAAACTTCGGAATACTTTTGCAGCTTCCATGAGTTTGCTCATAAGGGCATTCAGCCACTTGATTGCCGGGAGAATGGCGGCGATAAGCCCCTGACCTATTACCGCGGATATGGATTCAAAATTAAGTTTTAAGAGACGAAGCTGGTTAGCCCACGTTCCGCTTGTTTTCGCGAAATCCCCCTGTGCATCCGTAGTTTTTGCAAGGATATAGTTATATCGAAGCGTTGCCTGTTCAGCAAGCGTCATATCTTTATACGCTTTTGTAATTCCACGAGACATCGCAAATGCTTCAAGATTTACAATGTTCATGTTTACGCCAAGGGCTTTCATTGGCTCTGTTTCACCCGAAATAGCCGAACGTAACTTATAAAATGCTTCGTCTGTCTCGATGTTATAAAAAGATGCGATATCGCCTGCCAACCCTGCCAGCGTGGTAGACATTTTCGCAGCCTGCCGCATCATATCTTCACTTCTGTCAAATCCAGAGGATTTCAGCATCGCCATCATTGTGCCGGAATACTGCTTTGCCGCAAGTTCTGATAATCCGAACTGTTCTTTCGCCGTAGCCGCAAAAGCATATGCGTGCCCTGCCATACTACCAAACGCTGTATCTACGACGTTTTCAACCTCAGTAATATCACTTCCGAGTTTTATTGCATCTTTTCCAAAATCAAATATACCTTTAATCGCTTTGAATCCAATTACGGTTTTGAGTAGATTCTTAATATTAAAATGCGCTTTTTCTAAGTTTTTGCTTGATGAACCTATCTTTGCAAATGATGAGGATATACTACTTGCAACATTTTTAATTGTGCTTGCTATTCTACTCCCAATCTGTCCTATTTTGGAAAATGCTCCAGACACAATGGACGCAACGCCCTTCAATGCGCTTTTTATCGTTGTTGCAGCTTTCCCGGCCGCCGTTCCTAGCTTCTTGAACGAATCCGATAATGCTTCCAGCCCCGCAGTTGATTTTTCAGAACCTCCAATATCCTGAATCTTATGCCTGAGCATTTCCGTTCTTTTTTCGGCAACGACAATCTGCGCAGAAAGGTTCTGAAACCCTTTATCTTCTGCGCTTTTCTTTATCGTTCCCATGGCAAGACCGTTTTTAAGTTTTACCCTTAATCTTTCAAGTTCTTCTTCTGCTTTTTTTAGCATACTCTGTAATTTATTTAAGTTATCTTCCCGTATTGGTGGAACAACTAATTTTTTTAACTTCGCATTCATTTCACCAAGTGCGGTTTCTGATTCTTTTGCCTTTTTTTGTGTTTCTTCTAAAGTTCTGTTTAGCGCGTCTGGTCTTGCATCTTCAAGTATTTTCAGACGGTTTGCCGCGTTCTCGATATCCCTGATGACTCCCTTAAAAGAATCCGTATCTACTTTTCCAAGTTCAATCATCCGGTCTTGTTTATTAAATAAATTGTCCAATTCATTGCCTACTTTTTGGATTTCTTTTTCAAGCTGTTCTGAATTTCCTTCAAAAACAAAATCCATTCCTGAATTTCTAAAGAGATTCTGAATGGACGATATTTTTTCCCTTATTGTATTTTCTGCCTTTTTTAACCCTCCCATATCCACATTTACAGAAATATTCTCTTTTGTCAGGCCGGATGAAACAGCCTGAACTCTTTGTAATTCTTTTTCAAATGCAGAAATAACATTTGTTGCCTGTGGATATGCAGATTTTAGTTCTTCTATAGTAGTTTTTAAATTTTCAATAGGGGTATCAAGTCTTCCCTTTGATATATTTTCTAACCCACCATAAACATCACCGATGGATTTTATGTCATTCTTAAAGTCTTCTAATTCTTTTTTGTACTCATCAAGAGATTTTTTAAAATCATTTGCTCCGCTTATTTTTATTTCTGGTAGAATGTCAGTATTTTTTACTGATTGCAATTGTTTTTTTATACTTTCAATAATATTGGAGTATTTTTGAATATCAACAACTGCGTCGCGATATTTTGCAGTGTCTGTTTCTCCCTTTGCAGATAATTCTTTTTCTTTCAGCTTTGCCCTTTCAAGTTCGTTTGTGTATTTCTGTAATCCCTTTTCAACCGCTGAAAGATTCCCCTCTATGCGAAAACCTTTTCCAATATTTTGAGCGTCCTTCACGACCTCATCAATTGATTTCGACACTTTATTCATGGAGGATTTTGCAGATTTTTCAAATCCGCTCATCTGTTTTTGAATGTCTTTTACGCCATTTGAAATTTCGCTTAAATCTACCGCCTGACCGATTTTCTCTAAACCGCTCGTGTCAATTTTTAAGGAATTGGCAAGTTTGTCAAGATTTTTAACAAGACTGTTTACTGCATCATTTGCCTTTTTTGCTGAACCTGCTATTTGAATGTCTAAGCTGTCTATTGTTGCCATTCCTGCCAC